CACAGGTTTAGTACCAGAAGTCGATTTCGCGTGTTATAATGGTGGTACTGATGCCTTGGAGAGGGCATTAAAGGAGAGAGTATTCTTTGTAGAAAAAGACGGCTCTTACCATCCTCCACCCAGTCCGAGATTGAACGCTTTTAGTAGTAGTTGTTCATTATTTTCAAAGGCAATCAAGAAACATGCTGTTTGGACCGCCCCGATGAAGCCACGTGCATTTGCACTGACATACCATGGCCGCAAGCAAACTGTATACTTGAAAGCTGCTGAGGATAATGAGCGACTTGGCTTTCATGATAACTTAGCCCATGTAAGTGCATTCGTGAAAACTGAAAAGTACAGATTTACTTCTACAAAAGAGCCTGTTCCCCGTGTGATCCAGCCAAGGTCACCGAGGTTCCTTTCAGAGACTGGTCGGTACATCAAGCCTATAGAGAAGCTGGTGTACAAAGCCATTGATGCAGTATTTGGTTACAAGTCTGTATTTAAGGGATTGAACGCTGAACAACGCGGTCATTTTGCACGTCTTTCTTGGGACGCGTTCAAGGATCCTGTTGCAGTGTCTGGAGATTTTAAACGTCTGGATCAACATGTATCTGCGCTAGCTTTAAAGTTTGAGCATGAGATATATTCATTTTGGTACCCCGGAGACAGGTACTTTAAAAGGTTGATGAGATTGCAATTGAGAAATAAAGGTTTTGGGAGAGCATTTGATGGTTCTATTAAATATGTAGTTGACGGTCGCCGCATGAGTGGTGATAGTAACACTGCCGTGGGCAACGTGGTGATTGTTCTCGGTATGTTTTATGAATGGTTAATTACTAATAACATGAGAATCATCGATGATGGTGATGATTTTGTCATCATATGCGAACGCAAAGACCTTTTGAAGGTCAACCAATTGGTTGATATATCATTAAATCACGGATTCTCCTTAAAATTGGAGGAACCAGTGTATGAATTCAATCATATAGTGTTTTGTCAATTTCAGCCTCTATTTGA